TGAGCTGTTGCAGGACGCCGGCGTTGATCCCGAACAGATCATCCGCGACGCCATGGCGATCCGGATGGGCCGCGTCGTGAACAACGATCTGACGGTCGGGACCGGCGCCAGCATGCCGACCGGGATCGCCTACGCCGCCGCGCTGAACCCGAACAACTATTCCTCGGCCTCGGGAACGGCCATCGCCTTCGACGACATGATTGAGACCGAACATTCGCTCGACCCCGACTATCGCAAGCTGCCGGGCGTCCGCTGGCAGATGCATGACACGACGCTGAAGGCGCTGCGCAAGCTGAAGGATGGCGACGGCCAATATATCTGGCAGCCGGCTTCGGTGATCGCCAAGGCCCCGGCGACGATCCTCGGCTATGACTACCTGATCAATCAGGCCATGCAGCAGATCGGAGCCGGCAACATTCCGGTGCTGTTCGGCGATCACCAGCGGTACGTGGTGCGCCGGGTGAAAGAGTTCATGATCCGACGCCTGGTCGAGCGCTACGCCGATTACGACCAGGTCGGCTTTATCGGCTTCGCCCGTTACGACGGCGCGCTTGTCGATCACGTCGGCGTCGTCGCCATGGAAAACCCCGAATAGGTCGGGGCTGTAGCCATCGCCTGATATCTCGGGCGCTCAAGGGGGCAGACGACGGCGGGTATTCCCTAGCCGGCTTCCTCCCTTTCGTCAGGGGCCGCGTTGCGCATGGCGCGGCCCCTGACGTCTTGTCATGCGCAACCCGCTCTCACCCCAATCCCTAGCTCGCCGTGTCACACGGCCGGCCAACCCCGAAAGGCAAGCCCATGCCCGATCCCGAAACCGCCGAGGCCGAAGCGCCGGAGGCCGCGCCGACGACCATGCGCGTCGAATTCACGATCCCGATGGAAGGCCCGCGCACCGCCGCCGCCCCCAAGGGCGTCAGCCGCCGCCCCGGCAGCCAGGAGATCGTCAGCCTCGCCGAGGGCGAGCGCCTGGTCTCGCGCGGGATGGCCCATGAGGTCGGCGACGACGGCGTCGCGATCAAGCGCACCACGCCGCGCGACGAACCGATCGAGCAGCGGCCGGCGACGCCGCCGATCGAGACCACGGTCAAGACCCCGCCGCGTCCGGCTCGCCGCTAAGCGACATGCGCACGTCGTCGGTTTGGGATCACCTGGCGCTGGTCACGCCGCCCCCTTCGGGGCCGGATGGCCTTATCGTCAGCGTGGCGGAGGCCATGCTTCATTGCCGGGTGTTTCCGAACACCGGGCTCGATGAGACCGATTGGTTTCTCGACGCGCTCTATAACGCGCAATCCCTGATCGACGGCCCGCGCGGCGCGGGCGTGCCGCTGCTGACGCAGCAATGGCGGCTGTCGCTCGACCGCTGGCCGTCCGATTACATCATCATCCCCATGGGGCCGGTGCAGTCGATCGACAGCATCACCTATCTGGACCTCGGCTATAACGAAAACACGCTTCCCGCCGGGCCGCCGCCGAACGGCGCGAACAGCGGCGGCCAATACGTCTATGACCTCGACGCCGACCCGGTGCATATCCGCCGCGCCTTCGGCGTCGTCTGGCCGCTGCTCGGGATCATCCCCGGCGCGGTCAAGGTGACGTTCACTTGCGGTTTCGCCGATACGCCGGCCGACTGGCCCGATCGCAACCGCGACCTGAAACAGGCGATCAAGCTGATCGTCTCGCACAACTACAATCACCGCGACGCGGTCGTCGGCGTGGAAGGCCGCGACAGCTCGACCCTGCTCCCGCAAGGCGTCGATAGCATCCTCGATCGCTATCGCGTCGGCCGGATCGCCTGAAGACCCCTAACCCAAAGGAGACCCGCCCCATGGCCGGCCGCGATACCGTTCACGAACTGCAACCCTTCAATGGCATTTTCGCCCAGTCGCTCGGCGCGACCGGCTCGGGCGGCAAGTCGACCGGCCCGATCAAGCTCGACGGCTCGTTCGGCTGCCTGTTCGATATCAATTACGGCTCCGTCACCGCGACCAATGCGTCGGTCGTCGTCACGATGCTGGAAGGCGACGCGACGGGCGCCCTGAACGCCGTGGCGACGTCGAGCGTCATCGGCGGCGCGGCGGCGCTGACGGCGGCCGGCATCGGCCAGGGCGCGCGGGTCGCGCACTCGACCAAGTCCGTCAGCAAGACGGTTCAGTACGTCGGCCCGCATGAGTACGTCGAGCTGGTGCTCGCGCCGAAGATCAGCGGCGGGATCATCGCCAGCGTGACCGCCCTGCTCGCGCCGCTGCGCCAGGGTCCGGCGACGCCGGTCGGCTAAGACCCGAACCGCTTTCTAGCAGTAGGCAAGCCCATGCCCCGACACGTCTCGATCGTCGCCTATGGCCCGTCGATGCATACCTATGTCGACGTCGCCAAGGCGATCGGGTCGCGGACTGCCTACTGCGATGAAGTTTGGGCGATCAATTCGGTTGCCGGCGTGATCCATTGCGACCGCGCCTTTCACATGGACGACGTGCGCATTCAGGAAATCCGCGCCGCCGCCCGGCCCGACAGCAACATCGCCCACATGCTGGCCTGGCTGAAGCGCGCGCCTGGCCCGATCTATACCAGCCGGGCGCACCCGGATTATCCCGGCCTGGTCGACTTCCCGCTCGCCGACGTGCTGAACAAGACCGGCGGCATGCCCTATTTCAACTCGACGCCCGCCTATGCGGTCGCGCTCGCCCTGGCCGAAGGGTTCGAGACGATCAGCCTGTTCGGGCTCGATTACACCTACGCCAACGCCCACGACGCCGAGAAAGGCCGGGCGTGCATCGAATTCTGGCTCGGCCGGGCCTTCGCGCTCGGCGTCCGCGTGCATGTGCCGAACACGTCGTCGCTGCTCGACCGGATCAGCAGCCATAAGCGGCTTTACGGCTACGGCGAGTTCGGCTCGCTCGACGTCGAGATCACGCCAGGCGAAGACGGCAAGCTGGCCGTGCGCTTCGATGAGCGCGCCTCGCTGCCGACCGCCGATGAGATCGAGGCGGAATATGACCATTCCCGCCATCCGTCCCCGCAAGTCAGCGGTGTGACACAGCAGAAGGAAGCCTAACCATGGCCGCGCCCGACCCGACCTATTCGACGCCGAACTACCGCGAGGTTGGCGGCAAGCTCTGGCACATCGGAGGCGTGCTCGAACTGGGCGACGCCATCGTCATGACCGTGACCAATGGCGTCCCGATCCTGACCGGCGTTCCGACCGCTGATCCGCACGTGGTCGGCGCGCTCTGGAACAACGCGGGCGTGCTGACGATCAGCGCCGGCTAACCGCCGGCTTCCCTCCCCTCTCGCTGGAAAGACCCCGTCCATGACTGAAGCCGTCACCGCAACCCTGGCGCTGCGCGTCAGCGCCCAGCTCGCCGCCACGCCGCCGATCGGCGGAATGACGCAGCAGGTGAACCAAAACGCCTCGCTGTCGTTCACGCCCGGCAACGGCGCGGCGAACCTTTCCGACCGGATGCTCACGGTCGCGATCGATATCGCCGCCTCGGGAACCGACACGATCGACCTCTCGACCGTGCTCGACGCCTTCGGCGCGGCTTTCGCCCCGGCCGACATTCAAGCCCTTGTGCTGACGGCCGACGCGACGAACACGAACAATATCGTGATCGGCGACGCCGCCTCGGATGGCTTCGTCGGCCCGATGGGCGCGAGCGGCGTCTTCGCGGTCAAGCCCGGAGGCATCCTGGCGTGGGGCGACCCGTCCGGCTGGCCGGTGACGCTGACGACGGCCGACCAGCTCATGCTGGCCAACTCGGGCGCCGGCTCGGCGGTGACGGGCTCGCTGATCATCATCGGCCGTTCGGCCTAAGGCGAAAGACCCGGTCATGGCCGACGCGCCGCTGCTTAGCTCCGGCTGGCTTGACCGGGTCGTTATCCTGCAACGCCGGGTCAATCCGCCGGAGCGCAATGAGCTGGGCGAGCCGATCGAGACTTGGGTCGACCTCGGCACGGTGTGGGCGCAAGTCGTCGAGACCGGCGGATCGGAGAATGTGCGCGCCGACGAAGAGGCCGCCGTGCTGCGCGCCACCTTCACGATCCGGTTCACCTACTTTACCCCGTCGCTGAACCCGCGCGACCGCATCCTCTACAACTCGAACCCGCTCGCGCCGGCGGCCGAGGGCTACGCCTACAACATCACCCGCGTGCGGATGATGGGGCGCTATGTCGGCCATATCATCGATGCGGCGACCAGGGGCGACCAGCAATGAAGGCGACAT